AAATATTTGTATGAGAGAAATTTACTTAAAATAGGATCTAATGCTCCAAATGATATATTAAGATCATTATATGAACAATCTATTCTTGCTGGAGAAATAAATAATACAAATGATAGTATAAAAATGCATAATTTTTTAAATAAATAAAATAATTTTAAAATCCTATATTTTATTTATTACATATATGTTTTTTTAATTTCATTGTCCAAATATACTTTTTTGCTTATTGTTCGAATAATTTTACTCGTTTCTTTTTCATCAGTTTCTATTTGCGTCATAGAATTAAAAACCAAGTTTGTCATTTTAGATTGTAACATGTCGTCTGTGTCCCATCCTTGGTTTGCGTCTTTCCATTTACTTATCATAGTTCTTTGCTTTAATGACAATTCTTTTATTGCATTTACCATATGTAATAATTCATTGTCTCGTTCCCATTTATCTGAATCTTTTACATAAAGTGTTTTTCTACTAGCATCGGTACAATGAATCGGTCGTTCTAATATATCTAATTCATTAAGCCCATTCAACATCATATTAGTTATAGTTTTTGTTAAACCATTCTCAATAGTGTCATCATATGTTTCATTTGTGATAGGAAGTGAATTAATAAAGTCAGTCAAATTCATAGCATTTTTGCAATGATCATTCAAAAACATATTAACATTAAATTGATTATTTGTAATATTATGACTATTTGTATTATGTGAATTATTTCCTATTTGAGGCATTATTTCCATCATTTTTTCCATTACATCTTGATTCTTCAAAAGCATTTTTACTAATAGTTCTTTGTCTATGTCTGTATTTATACTTACATTATTACTAGGAATTTTATTAGGAATATTTTCTTCTTGATATGTGTAGCAATTCTTTTGATGTTTATACAAACTTTGTCTATGTTTGTAGGTATTTCCACAGTCACATTCAAAATTGGGGATTTTTGGGGATTTTTTGTCAGCATTTGTAAGTCCTTTGTAAGTATTTTCATGTTTGCGTGTCATTAAATGTTTATTAAAATCCTTTTTGTTGCTACATATATAATTACAACATTCACAATTAAAATTTTTGGGGATTTTTGGGGACAAAATGTCAGCCATTGGAAGTATATATTAGACTTACACAAAAATCCCCTAAATCATTTCACAAATATATATAATTTTTTTGTCATAACAAATATTTTTTTTCTAAAATGAAAATGAGAGCATTATGCTCTAAACCACTTTTTTGCGTTTTTTTTCAATTCTAAATCCAAAAATCAAAATTCAACACAAGAATATTGTGTGTTTTTTTGAAAAGTCAAATGACAAATGAGAAAATTGGAAAAAAGTAATTTTACTACATATATCAAATGGTTTTCGTATTTTTTTAAGTATATTATTTCTCTTGACATGAAGGCAACTACCTTGATGACCCTACATTAATTCATGCATTCCAAACTTTATGAATCGTCTATGTAGTGGAGGGTTGCCTACATAAAAACGATCCTCTTATTTCCCGAAATCCAAAAATGGCGATGTTCATTCGCGTAAAAACGAGGATGATTTATCTATATATATTAGTGCCTTTTTTTAAGTAGGTGTATATGATAGAGAGAAATAGAATAATAAATATATTTAAAAGGATAATAACAATATTATTAGCATAATGGCTTTATTAAAAGAATATTTTAAATTAGTAGATGAATATAGATGCAAATTAGGAGAGAAAACATTATTATTAATGGAAGTAGGATCCTTTTTTGAAATATATACAAAGGTAGAAAAGGATAGTGGTGAAATAATCGAACCCCAAGTAATAGATTTGAGAAGATTCGCTGAATTAGCACCGGGTAAAAAAACAGACAGTGTATTAATGTTAGGATTTTCATCTCGCATACCACAATTACTTGAAAAATATGTGGAGAAGATGGTAAATAATGGTTATACCGCAGTTGTATATAAACAAGATGCCCCTACAAATAATACTACACGCAGTTTAATGAATATTTTCTCTCCCGGAACCTTTTTTAATGAGAGTAGTGAATATATATCAAATAATTTATCATGTATCTGGATAGAAAGTCATGGTAAAAGTCGGATAAATACCGCTGGAAGTATTATAATTGGAATGTCAAATATAGATAATTTTACTGGTAAAAGTAATTATTATGAAGTATGTACAGAAAATTTACATAATCCAACATCATATGATGAATTGGAAAGATTTATATCAACATATAATCCGAAAGAAACTATCATCATTTCAAATATGGATGAAAAGAAATTAAATGATATTATATTATTTACAAAGCTAGACAGTAAGAAGTATCATATATTAAATAACAGTAACAACAAGGTAAAAAATGCAGAAAAACAAGTATATCAAAAAGAACTTCTTAATAAATTTTTTTCATTTAATGTAAGTGAATCTCTCTTTAAAAGTAGTATGGAATTTACATATGCACTTCAAAGTTATGTTTTTTTATTAAATTTTGTATTCGAACATAATCCAAATCTTGTCAATAAGATCCAGGAACCATTTATTGAAAATAATAGCGATAGAATGACACTTGCAAATCACAGTTTAAAACAATTAAATATTATAAATGATGGGAATTATAAAGGGAAATTATCATCTATCAGTAGTCTATTAAATAATTGTATAACTAGTATGGGTGTTAGAAATTTTAATAGTCAACTATTACATCCAACTGTAAATAGAGAGAAATTAACCGAAAAATATAATATAACCGAGTATTTATTAAAAGACACTTTATGGGAAACATGGAGAGATAAGTTGAAACACATAAAAGATATTGAAAAATTAAATAGACAAATATATATTTCAAATATTACTCCCTATAATTTATTTTTATTTTTTGAAAATCTCTCTACGATTCAAGATATATACAATACATTAGAGTCTGATTCAGAAATACACTCTTATTTATCCAAAGTAATTACTATGGATATATCGGATAATTGTTATGAATTTAAAAAGTTATTTAATAAATATTTTGATATGGATATATGCAAGGTAATAACAAGTATGGATTTTGATAAAAATTTTATTAATATGGGAATAAATAGCAATTTAGATAAATATGTGCAAATGTTATATAATGGGGAAAATAAATTAAATGCAATTAGAATGTATTATGATGATTTAATAAGCAAAGGAGAGAAAAAACAAAAAAATGATTTTATTAAAATACACGAAACAGATAAATCAGGAATATCTCTCCAATGTACTAGCAGACGAGGAGTAATATTAAAAAAAAATATTGAAAATGGATCACATAAGATAAAATTATATTTCATGAATAATAATACAAAGGAATATTTTGATATAAATCCAGATGTTCAAACTAGCAAGGCAACTGGGTCAAATGTAAACATATTTAATAGTGAAATAATGGAATTGACCAATAGTATTACAAAGGCAAAACAACAAATGAAAGATACTATTACTATAATTTATAAAGACTTTATAAAAGGATTAGAAGAATACGAAAACAAATTTCAAAATATAATTCAATTTTGCTCATCTATTGATATTTTACAGAATATGTGCTATATAGCAAAAAAACATAAATATTATAAGCCAAATATATGTGAGGGAGATAAGTCATATGTAATAGCGAAACAATTAAGACATCCCTTAATAGAAAAATTAAATACAGATGAGTTATATATAGCAAATGATGTATCGTTAGGAGTTGATAATGATATAATGTTATTATATGGTACAAATGCAGTTGGAAAAACTAGTATAATAAGAGCGATAGGTATAAATATTATAATGGCCCAAGCAGGATTATATGTAGCTAGTGATAATTTTGAATTCGTTCCATATAAAAGTATTTTTACGCGTATATTGGGAAATGATAATTTATTTAAAGGACTGTCAACATTTGCAGTCGAAATGTCCGAATTAAGAATAATTTTGAATACATCAGACGAGAATAGTTTAATATTAGGAGATGAGTTATGTTCAGGTACAGAACATGAGTCGGCTGTAAGTATATTTGTATCAGGATTACAAGCATTAAGTAAAAAGAGATCAAGTGCAATATTTGCTACTCATTTGCATGAGATAGTTGGATTTGATGAGATAGAAGAATTAGATAATTTAATAATAAAACATTTAACAGTACAATATGACAAATCAAAAGACAGTTTGATATATGATAGAAAATTAAAAGATGGGGCTGGTGATAGTATGTATGGTCTAGAAGTTTGTAAATCATTGCATTTACCAGAAGATTTTCTAGAAAATGCTTATGTATTGCGTAATAAGTATAGTAAAGAAGAAACAACAATATTGAACACTAAAACTTCACATTTTAATAGAAATAAAATAATGGGAATGTGTGAGATGTGTAAAAAAGATTTAGGTGAAGAAGTACATCATTTACAACATCAAGAAAAAGCAGATAATAATAATATGATAAATAATTTCCATAAAAATCATCCAGCAAATTTATTAACATTATGTGAAAAGTGTCATTTAAAGATTCATAAGAGTGGGAAACAACATAAAAAGGTTAAAACAAGCAAAGGTATTGAAATAGTTGAATTACAATAATAAAATATTAGAAAAATATATATGACAGATACAACTGGATTAATATTAAAATTATTATTACTAATAGTAGGAGTAATAACATTAAAAGGATTAGTTGGTAATACTAGTAATAATATTGAAAGTAAAGTACCAAAAGGAATTGCACCTATGATTACAATAGCTGTAATAATAATAGCATTGATAGTTTATTTTGGAATAGTAGGATTTGATTTAACACCAGTAGAAGATCCACACATAGAAAAGATCGTAGATGTGGAAGGATTTGATAATATAGATTTAGAAACAGGATTTTGCAAACATCATGAAGGTGATCGAAATGGTTTAAATGAAAGTTGTGGTCAATTAACAAAAGATTCATGTATGGCCACAGATTGCTGTGTATATGCAAAAATGAGAGGCGAAGAGAAATGTTTTGCAGGAGATAAACATGGTCCAACATTTAGACGCAATGCTAATGGAAAGACATATGATATTGATTTTTATTATTTCAAAGATAAATGTTATGGAGCTGAATGTCCTGAATAATTTATATATTATAAAAAAATTGATTTATAAATATATTATTTAATATATGTATAAATATAAAATATGATTATTCCTGTGAAATGTTTTACATGTGGTAAGGTTATTGGTAATAAATACGAATATTATCAAAAGGAAGTTCGAAAGATAAAGATGAGTCGAAATATGGAAGTAGATAAGGTAGTGTATCTAACGGAGGACTATATTGACAAGACCCCTGAAGGTGAAGTTTTAGACAAATTAGGATTAAATAAAATGTGTTGTAGAAGACATTTATTAACACATGTTGATATTGAATAAAATATTTATATTATATATAAAATGGTGAAATCTATGAAGCGAAATTATAAAAAAAGTAGAAAAGTAAAACGTCGTGGAAGTAAAAAAAATATTAAGCGCGTTTCTTTAAAAAAATTACACAAAGGACATAAATTAAGAAAGAGTAGACATTATTCCAGAGGACTTCATAAAAGAGGAATGTCTAGACATGGTGGTAAAAAGATGAGAGGTGGTATGGTTTCTAGTCCAGCTGCAGGACCCGTAGGATATTCTTGGGATGGTGGAAATATAGCAACCTGGCCAGGTGCTTCAGCATCCGAAGGTTTAGATACAAATGGGGCAACAATGTCTAACCATTTTTCTTTGAGCAAAAACGGAGTAGCTGTAGGAGGTATTGAATTACCTCGTTCAACAAACGACGATCAAATATTAAAAGGTGGAAAATTAGGAAGAAGAAAAAGACATAAAGGACAAAAAGGTGGTTTTTTTCAAGAAATATTAAATTTAGGAAGAGGTGCTCAAGATGGAATAAATAGTGGTTACTACAATTTAGTCGGAAAAACCCAACCATGGAGTGATAATCCTTGGTCAATTGACCAACCCATTGATGAAAAGTACAAATATATTGGACAAATACCTTCTAGTGTTAGACAAATATACATTGATGCTAATAATCAAGTAGCTAAAATATAAATGACATAATATTATAATTTTTTCTGATATTATATCATATAATAATGTTTAAAAACATAAGAGATATGTGCACTCCTGCATCAATTTATTTTGTATTGAGCATATTTACATTATTAGTAATGATTATTTCTAATATAGGAAATAAAAGTACATTATGCGTAGGTAATTATGATTGTCCCGTTGATAATTTATTAGTAATATTTTTATTAAAATTAGGATATATATTATTTGCAACAATAGTATTAGACTCATTATGTAAAAACGGATACGGCAGTCTTTCATGGATATTATTATTTTTCCCCTTATTAGCATATTTTGTTGCACTTGGATTATTTATGATATATAGAAATTCTACTATTATTATGATAGACGAAGAAGTATATAACTAACTTTACAAATAAGTGTGTTTTCGTGTATCAATCATCATACCTGATCCATAATGAAATATAATATACATTATATTGTAAACAATAAATGCTGCAAAGAATGTTGTAAAAAAAACAATAGCCATAATTTGTATTTCAGATAAATCTTTCCCTGCTAATATTTTATTGAAATAACTATATACACCACCTTTTGAATTTTCAAGTTGTACTCTCATCTCAATTGCAAAAACAGCAACAGCTGCCGTAACTATTGCATTCAATAAAAATGCTCTTCCATATGTAGTTGAGCGAAAAGTAGAAACAAATGGTTTCATTTTAATATAATATATATGATTATTAATATATTACTTATAATGAAAAAATATATTACTTATAATGAAAAAATATATTACTTATAATGAAAAATATATTATTTAGATATATTTTTCATATTGCGAACAGTATTTATCTAAATATTAAAAAATTAAATTAAACGACTATATAATAACAATTAATATGTTAATGATTACATTTTAAAAAAATATACTTAAGATATATTATAATGAGTCTTAAATACAATAATACAACTTGGAACATTATAGAAAAATTCTTTTATGATAATCCTCAAATTTTAGTAAAACATCATATAGATTCTTATAATGATTTTTTTAGAACTGGACTGAAACAAATTCTAAAGGAGAAAAATCCTGTAATATTACAAAAAGAGCAAAATCCAAAAACTAATAGTTATAAATATAGATGTGAATTATATTTAGGTGGTATAGATGGTTCAAAAGTATATTATGGTAAGCCAGTAATATATGACGAAGATAGGGAACATTATATGTATCCAAACGAAGCCAGATTAAGAAATATGACCTATGGAATGACAATACATTATGATCTAGAGGTAAAGTATTTTATTGAAGGTGAAGATGGAGTTGTAGTTGAATCTATGGAAACATATGAATCATTATTTTTAGGTAGATTTCCTATTATGATGCAATCAGATTTATGTATATTAAATGGTTTAAATCGTGAAGTAAGATACAATATGGGTGAATGTAGAAATGATTATGGAGGCTATTTTATAATTGATGGTAAGGAAAAAGTCATTATTAGTCAAGAAAAATTTGCAGATAATATGTTATATATTAGAGATAATTACAACGACATATATAGTCATGGAGCGGATATAAGAACAGTTTCAGAGGACGCATCTAAACCAGAGCGAACCTTATCTGTTAGAATTGTATCACCAACTACAATTTATACTAATAATCAAATTGTCGTAAATATTCCTAATGTGCGAAAACCTATACCATTATTCATATTATTCAGAGCTCTAGGTATTACATCTGATAAAGAAATAATTGAATATTGTTTGTTAGATATAGAAAAGAATGAATCTATGGTAAACTTATTTATTCCATGCATTCATGACGCTGGAAAAATATTTACACAAGAAACAGCATTAGAATATATAAGTACATTTACAAAAGGAGATACTGTAACACATGTATTAGATATATTAAGCAATTACTTTATGCCGAACATAGGAGAATTAAATTTTCAACAAAAAGCATATTTTTTGGGATATATAGTATACAATTTATTACTAGTATATACCAAATTAGAGCAACCAACTGATAGAGATAGTTTTAAATTTAAACGTGTTGAAGTACCTGGAAAATTAGTATATGACTTATTTAAAGAATATTATAAGCTTCAACAAGATGAAATTAAATTGAAGATGGATACAGAATATAATTTAAAAAAATCAAAAACTGTATATCAAGGAGAAAGTTTTAAAACTTTAATTTCTAAGAATTATGAAGTTATTTTTAAAAATCGCGTTGTTGAAAATGGATTTAAGAAAGCATTCAAAGGAAATTGGGGTTCTGAAGAGCACACTAAGCGATTAGGCGCTGTACAAGATTTAAATAGATTATCGTATAATAGTTTTATTTCTCATTTGAGAAAAATTAATTTACCAATGGATTCAAGTTCAAAAGTAGTAAAGCCTAGATTATTACATGGATCTCAATGGGGTATAATTGATCCTGTCGACACGCCCGATGGTGGTAATGTAGGATTTCATAAACACATGTCTATTTCAGCACATATAACCAGTGGTTGTTCAGGAGTTCCAATGATGCATTTTTTAAGAAGTATTTGCAATATGAAATTATTAGAAGAATGCAATAACAAATATTTATATTCAGTTACAAAAGTCATGTTAAATGGTGCATGGATAGGAGTTATATCTAATGCAAGTGAAATAGTTAGACTAATTAAGAAATATAAGAGAAACGGTTTATTACCAATTTATACAAGTTGTACCTGGAATATTAAAAAAAACGAATTAGTAATATTTACAGACTCTGGTAGATTATGTAGGCCTATATTCTATGTTGATAATAAGGAAGTCAGTTTTAAAAACAACGCCATACTGGAAAAAATCAATACAAATAATTTTTCATGGAATAATTTAATAAGTGGATTTTCAGCAAAAAAGATTAAAGAATTTGATGTTAATACATGTAATATTTATAAAATAACTGATTTATATGATACTGATAATTTTGATAATCTTGAAAAAACCGAAGGTATAATAGACTATGTAGATACATCTGAGGAAGAAATGTCTTTAATATCAAGTGATTATGATTTTGATAAAAAGAAATTATATACTAATGTAGAGATTCATCCTTCATTACTATTGGGAGTCATGGGTAATCAAATTGTATTTCCTGAAAATAATCAATTACCTAGAGATTTATTTTTTTGCGGTCAAGCAAAACAAGCAGTATCACTGTATAGTTCGAATTTTTTTACACGCATTGATAAAATGGGTGTAGTATTAAACAGCGGACAATGTCCTCTAGTTAAGAGTAGATATTCACAATTTATTAATAATGAAGAACATCCATATGGAGAGAATGTAATTGTAGCTATTATGGTATATGGAGGTTATAATGTAGAAGATTCTATACTCTTTAACGAAGGCTCATTAAAGAGAGGTATGTTCAGAACTACTTATTATAATATGTATGAATCAAGAGAAGAAAGTTCAAAGGTGGGAGAAAACTCTATTGATTCACATTTTCAAAATATTGAAGAGACTGGATTAAGTAGCGGCAAGTATGGTTACGATTATAGTACATTAGATAAATATGGTCTTATTAAGGAAAATACTCCAATGGATGACAAAAAGGTAGTTATAGGTAAAGTTCAGACTAATTTAATGAATCCTAATCAACCACAAGATGCATCAGTATATCCTAAAAAAGGACAATTAGGATTTGTCGATAAAACATTTATGACAGAAGATGAAGAAGGATTTAGATTAGCAAAGGTAAGAATTAGAGAAGAACGAATTCCAGCAATTGGTGATAAATTTTGTAGTCGTTGTGGACAAAAGGGTACAGTTGGGTTAGTTATTCCAGAACAAGATATGCCTTTTACAGATGACGGAATAAAACCCGATATTATTATTAATCCTCATGCATTACCATCGAGAATGACTATAGGTCAGTTGGTGGAAACAGTAATGGGTAAAGCATGTTTAAATATGGGTGGATATGGCGATTGTACGGCATTTGTTAATAAAGGTTCAACACATGAAGCATTTGGTAAAATTTTAACTCAAAATGGTTATAATTCTTCTGGAAATCAAGTATTATATAATGGTATGACAGGCGAACAGTTACAAGCTAATATTTTTATTGGTCCAACCTATTATATGAGACTTAAACATATGGTAAAAGATAAAATAAATTACAGAGCTAGAGGACCTATTCAACAACTCACAAGACAAACCGTAGGAGGTCGTGCTAATGATGGAGGTCTTAGAATTGGAGAAATGGAACGTGATGGTGTAATAGCACATGGAGCTGCAGGATTTTTACAAGAATCAATGTTACATAGAGGAGATGAATATTATATGGCTGTATGCAATAATACAGGAACAATCGCTATTTATAATAATAGTCAAAATATTTTCTTGAGTCCTATGTGTGATGGACCCATTAAGTTTAATAAAACGATTGATGGAAATTTAAATATTGAAAATATTAGTAAATTTGGTAGAAATTTTAGTATATTAAAAATTCCATATGCATTTAAATTATTAATGCATGAATTACAAGCTATGAATATTCAAATGAGAATTATTACTGAGGATAATATAGAACAATTAACTAATATGGGTTATTCAAATAATATAATTAAAATGAAAAACAGTGACAAATCATTAGAGATTACATTAGCACAAGAAAAAAGGGATAGACAAGAACAAGGTCATAAAGGATTAGGAGAAAATATTGATACACCTATTGATCAATTAAACGAACCTATAGAATCACCTGTAGAACAATCATATGTTGAACCAGAAATATATGGATGGTCATTTTATAGTTATGACGAAGAACGAGGAGAGGCATATAATTCTATTATATTAGATAAAAATGGGAAACCATCAGAGATATGGTTTGTAGGAGATCATGATGGTGATTTACCAAATAGATATCCTGCTTTATGGAACTCAAAACAATTACTATATAATGATAAAACACCTATACAGGCCAATATTATGATTGAAGAATTAAAGAATACCCCTGAGCCGAATAATTGGTCGATTAGTTTAAGTAATATTAGAAATTTACAAAAAGGATGGTCACCACCATATGCACCAGGATCACCATTATATAATCCTAATTCTCCGGAATCACCACCATATGCACCTGGGTCACCAGATTATCCACCCCCTGGCTCACCAGCATATGCACCAGGCTCACCAGCATATG